CCAGACGGGGTTCGATTCCTCGGCCGCCCGCCAAAATTTTAGTAAAGGAAAACTATGAATGTATCAGCAACCTATCCTTCCTTTACAGCCACGAAAGCTGCCGGTAATCCGCTCGCCCAGACGGTCCGTGTGACTGGCAACATTGAGCGGTGGAAAGTAACGAATATTTTTAATACATCTTGGCTCAGAATTTCTCCCAACGCCGGATATGGTGAAGGGATATTTACTATAAGCGTCAATATTTATGATACGAGTGTCGTATTGGGCACCCAGACAGGTGTATTGCTGGTTGATTCTTTAGACCCGGAAATCACGATGATCGTGTCGCTGACTGTTTCGGCTGTTTAATTTTTATCCTAGTTTGATGTATTGGTTGCATCCCTGTCTGAAGAACAGGTCGAGCTTGTTCAACTCAAGCAGCTAGGACCATTTTCTATTGCCTTGTCGGCTAATCGGCAGGCCGCGAGACTTTGAATCTCGCTATGTACGTTCGAGTCGTACCGAGGCAACCAGTGGGCCGTCTTCCTTGAGAAGAAGGACAATGTGGGCGAGAGCCCAGGCCATCCAATCTCGATGTAACGCGATGCGCTTCCGACGGGAAGCATGAGAATCGCCGCGGCGGTTTGTGACCGCCAAAGTTTCTATTGCCCGATCATCTAATCGGTAGGATAGCGGCCTCTGAAGCCGCGCATCTTGGTTCGAGTCCAAGTTGGGCAACCATTTTCAATAGCCGGGTCGTACAATGGTTAGTACGCACGCCCGATAAGCGTGAAATGATTGTCCGATTCAATCCCTGGCTACCAATTTCCCACTAAATTTAAGGAGTATTATTTTATGGCTGCAACACCCACGGCTGTATTGGCACAGATGTTCGGACCTACGCTGAAATTAGCGTTTCCGCAATTACCAAGTCAGGCTTCGGCCCAGAATCTTGATTTAATCCAGATTACCATTCCTGGCAGCAATCCAAGTAATCTACCGACCGTCGCGGTTAATGTTGATTGGACCGGCGCAGTTCATAATCCGGCCGTCGCGCCTACCGACGGGACACGCATCGGCGTATTTCAAACTCTTTTGACAAGTTCTGCCACGACCGCTCAATTTTTTGCTTCCGCATTTTCTAATCCCTCGAATTTGGACATCCTTCAGTGCATTAATCTCGGCGGTAACATTTCCTACTGGTTAGACTATCTTGGGGTTGCTCACGGCGCATAACTGCGTAGAGTTTATAGGAGAAAATTATGGCTATTACACAAGTAAATGTAAGCACCCCGGCAGTCGAGATAATCTATAACGACACCGCAATTGGAAGCGCTCTCGATGCCATTAAGGCATCTTCGGCAAAGTTGTATTATGTCATCATAGACAACTCTTTGAACGTCGCAGCCACCTACGTGAAACTTTTCAACGTAGCTAGTGGTTCAATCACGTTGGGTGTGACTGCTCCGGATGAAATCATCTACGCCCCGGCAAGCTCTATCATTACACACATGTTCTTCACCTCGGCAGCCCCAGGCAAGACTTTCGCTACAGCCTTGACCGCCGCAGCCGTCACGACCGGCGGAACAGCCGGAACAACGCCTCCGTCATCTAGCGTAGTCTTCACAGCGTCTTACGTTTAAAAGTTTATTCAAAATTTTATTTGGAGTTTCGCAGCACGAGCTAAGCGTCTCTCTTTATAAAAGCGTCGTACCACCGCTTGCCCGGCAAGCATGGTCGTCCGACGTATACTAAAAAAGAGGAAACACCCATGGCAGTAGTAAATCAGTGGAATATCAACGGTTCGAGCCCAGTAACAGTCGGCGGAACCGGTACAGCAGCAAAGTATTTTACCCAGCCCAGCGGTAACTTTACGGCTGGCGCAAGCACGACTCCTTCATCGACCAATGCAACAGGTCAGTTGGCAGTTCGCGGCGATAACGAACTTAACGGTCAGCAATTCATGATTTTGGCTGCCGGTAACTTTGAAGTTGGTCCTGGTGGCGCTTGCCCGGCCGTTACAATCGATATGGTTGCTAACACCGGAACGCTTATTTCTCCGACGTACACAGTTATTGCTTCAACTGGCGCAGTAACGGTTCAGACTAACGTTGGCGTATTCTATCCCTGGCAGATTGAAGCAACGGTTAACGGCGACACCCAGTCCGGTATTTTGTCCGGATATCAGGTTTCCGTCGTAGATAACTCCGTGAAGGCTGGCGGCGTGAACGCTCTAGCAAGCACTTTGTCCGGATTGAACTTTTTCGGCAACGTGATTTTCCCAGGTGCTCCAGTGTTCGGTGTTGTGATGCGTGTGACTTTCTCGGTTTCTGAACCGGGCAACGCGGCCAACATGTTCCAGTTCCAGATTCAGTCCTAAACAATCCGGGGCAATCAGTGATGGTTGCCCCTTTAATTTCGTTTGCCGTAGTGGCGAATGCGCCTAGCGATTCCCCCGGTACGATTCTGTGAAACCCAGAGCAGTCGACGTTAAAGCCCCGACAACCTTTATTTATCGGATGTGTCTGTGGTTTCCCTTCAGGAATATTATTACTACGTTAAGATAGTTGGCGCGTCCAGTTCCGCAGGCGGGGCCGTCTATGGCATATATAGTTGGATTAAATCTTCATATAATCAAGTCAAGAAGGTAAACGATAACGTCGTTCTTTTGATGACGAATCATTTTCCGCATTTGCAAGCCTCGCTAGATTCTCACAGCGCATCTCTGCAAAGTATAAAATCCGACGTTAAGACCCTTGATTCTAAGTTTTTAGGATTGGAAAATAGTCAAGAAGTTTCTCGCGCCGCGGTCAATTCTTTTGGAGAATCTCTCGTAAGACACATCGAGAGCGAAACTAGAAAAGCCCAAAACGGTAAAACTAAGAGATGTAAGCCACCATCAGAAGAAACTGAAGACAAAATAGAACAAAAAGCACTGAAGGCGTTGCGCAATTTAAGAGAGCAGAAAGAAGCAAGAAGCAGTAAAACTATAAAAGAGATTTAATAGAGCCTAATTATGCCGTTCGTTTCCAAGGCCCAACGCGGATATCTGCATGCCCATCCGGAAGTTCTCGGGAAGACTGCGTTAGCGGAATGGGACAAAGCTAGTAAGGGCCAACGTGTTCCTGAGCACGTACATGAAGGAAAACCGAGTTATTCGCACGCTAGAAAAGCCAGAAAAGAATCGGAGAAGTAAATGCCTACAGAAGAACAACGAGCAGCCATAACTACAGAACGCGGCCATCAAGCGGCACAGATTAGCGATCCAACAGAAAAGAGGGCTTATATAGCAGGCTCTTCAGGTGTCGACAAGGATTATGATGCAACCGCACAGGCTACGTCAGCCAAAGGTAACGAGCTTCAACGACGAAGTATTCTAGGCAGCCAGTATCAAGTTGCCCGAGATGCGAGACGCAATGCCTGAAAAGAAAATGGGTTGGCTTAAAAAGATATCCCTACTGAAAAGACTTCTAGACCAAACAGGCCCGCTTTGGCCCGGTAGCACAAAGTTATCTGGATACGGAGAGCAAGGCCCATATCATTGCGGCGACTGTGTTTGGCGAAAAATGAAGGATGGCGAAACTTTTAAAGACGAGAATGGTAAAGGACGATGTTTACACTCTCTTGTAATCGCCGACGCGCAAGTTAAGAAAGACGAAAAACTGATACCTATTATTGATATTAAGCACGGCTGTTGTGAAGTAGTCGAGTACGAGAAAGGATACGTAGAAGATTCAGAAGATAAAGACTAATTAGGAGATTCAAATGAAAGAGCACACAAAGAAAAAGCCAGTTGCGTCCTACAAAGGGCAGATTGGCAGCACGCCGATGTCCGGTGCGAAGGACGCCCCATCGCACAAGTCTCACGAGAAGACTGTCGCTTTGGGGGAAGGTCTAGGATTGGGTTCGGTTCACTCCGCCCACACCAAAGAGACCGTCAAGATGGCGAAGCACAACCCCGCCCCCCACGCAGCGGCGCACGCTATGCGTACCAAAGCTATATCTGGTAACGCGGGCACGATGGGCGAAGGGTCTGTAACGAATCAGAAGACTGGGCACGGCGCACCGATGTCTTCTATCAAGAATACCGCGGTTCGAAACAAGGCTTTTGGCTTTAACAAGCGCAGTGAAGATGGCGGCGCAAACCCATCAGCTTTCGCTGACGGGAAGTAACAGGAGATTTTTATGGCGGAGCACGCTAAGAAGAAACATGCGGGACACGGCTACACCCATACTCACATCGAGCATCACGCTGACAATAGTCACACGGTACACCACGTCCACCAGGACGGGCCCCACAAGGATGTTAAGAGTGCGGTCGCGGATCATGATGGGTTGATGGACCATATGATGGATCATACGAGTATGCCTAACCCCGGTGAGGCAGAAGATCAAGCAGGTCCGGCCGCTCCAGCGGCTGCAGGACCGGTAGTTATGCCAGCCCCAGGTCCAGCAGGAGTATAACATGGCGAAGCATAATGTCTCGCTTTATCGCGCATTACACCATCTCCGTAAAGGTGGTCTTCATCGCGCTCTAGGTGTTCCGTCCGGTCAGAAGATTCCGACCGCTAAGTTGGCATCTGCCCGTAATTCCGACAACGCACATATCGCTCACATGGCTAACTTCGCACACACGATGAAATCCTGGAAACACTAAATGAAATTTATTCGGCAGGCTTTTAGTGATGGTAATGCCCCCAGTTCTTCCCGAATCATCAGCGCTGTTTTATCCATGGCGGCAATAGGTTGGATTACCCACGTTGTTCTTCATACTCATGCTCTGCCAGGCGGTGTAGAAACAGCAGGCATCACGGCTCTTACTACGTCTCATTATGTCGCTAATCGAATTACAGAAGTCATTGGAAAAAAGAAAGATTCACAGCAATAGTATCATAGTTAGACGCTGAACAGGGGACCTTTTGTGAGGGCGATAGGGCGGCGAATCCAACGTAATTGCCTTGTTATGTCTCGTTGGAAAGTAGACATCGGATGAAACGAATTACGATATTGAGCTTGATTGCTGTACTCGCATTGGCACATTTAACCGGGACGGGGGTTTCTAGATATTCTAAGCGAGCGTTCGCGACTCGTTCCAAGAATGCTGCCGGAGCTATCTTTCTTACGAAAGACGGCAAGCGTAGATTTATTTGTTCCGGGACAGCTTTTGCTACCGAAACGAAGAGTGGCGACGTTTATTTCCTGACCGCCAGACATTGCGTTTACGAAGACGCTAACCCTGAAGAAGGGACTCCGGCCGGTTTGCTTGGACCCGAGGAAGTGTCTTTCTCGGACAACGAACAGGGGCCTTTCTATACGGCCATTCCATATAAGATATCCGCTACGGACGACGTGGCTATCCTTCGATTGGTGAATGGCGCAGGATTGTCGACTGTTAGGTTCGGTGACGAACACAGACTGCAGGCAGGCGATACGTTGACAAACTACACGTACGCTTTGGATTTTGGCAAGATGCCTGTAGAGTTGAAAGCTATTTCTCCGGTATTCAATCATTTTCCCAATAATCTATTGACCAATTATCCTGTCTGGTCGAACGCGATGCCCGTTAATGGGTTGGCCGCACCAGGCTCTAGTGGAAGCGGCTTATTTGATCTTAAACAGAAAGCTCTTGTTGGGATAGTTGTAGGCGGTGGCCCAGGTTTAGGTAGTTTAGTTATAGCCATCCCGATATCTCGTGCCTGGAGATTGTTATCTGACCCAGCGCAAGATTTCTCCGCTAAACCAGCCCCAACCCCTTTAACGATTCCAGAAGATGTATTTAAAGCACAGTTCGGAAAAGACCACTCATTTAAGCTTCCCGTACAGAATGGCGATCCGAAATTCACACAAGGTGGATATGCATTCAAAGTCAATACGCTTGGTCTCGGACTATCGCCGGAATATTATTATGACGTTCCGGTGTATATAGATGTTGCTGAACCCGGTAAATATCGATTATATACCACAAGAAAAGAAAACTACAGCGTCGATGTAATTTTGGTTTCCAAGACAGGATAGATAATAAAGAAATACAATAGCAGTTTTGAGGTTTTCAATGCCCTTTAAAGGTGAACAGAAAAATCAATACAGCAGAGATAAGCGTGCAGAGAAGAAAAAGGAACGCGTTGAACTCAATGAATTTCTTGATCCTTTGCGAGAGAAAGACGAATCAGCCAATGGGGTAAGACATCTATCAGAATCTTTATCTTGGGTTGAACTCGGAAAAATTTATCGGGGTCTGGATTATCAAGAATCAGAAGAAGACGAAAAGAAGAAGATAAAAAGACCCGATCCATCAACCAGTAAAATTTTAGGCATGGAGCGATCCTTTGAGGAATGGTTAAATCTTCGAGACCAGGCCCGCAAAGATTTATTTTGGTTAGGTAAGACGGTTTTAAAGAAGGATTGGGTGTCCGAAGTTCATCAAATTGTATGCGATCAGTTTGTTCAGAAGGATTTCGACGGCGCATGGCCCGCCGGATACACACTCAAAGACGTTCACGACGCTATAAAAAGGCAAGAGCGTTTCGATCAATACGGTAGCCCAACAAGAGAGATGACACTGTTGGATTCCCGGGGATTTTATAAGACGACAATCGATGGAGTCGATGTAATTCAATGGATGCTGAATGTCCCGGATATTCGTATTTTTCTTTTAACCGGGGTATATAAGCAGGGTGTAAAATTTTTAAGGGATATAAAAGCATATCTCTATTGGCCCGACCGCGGCGATTTTACAGACATGCATCTCTTATTTCCCGAGTATATCATTAGGGGCAGAGACGGAACGTCAGCATTGGGCCTCGTATTAGATGTTAGAAAACACAAACAACCTGATGAGTCCATCTGGGTTAACTCTCTTGACGCTAGTTTGTCTGGCGGTCACTGCGACATCAGAAAAAACGACGACGTCGTTACCGACTCCAATTCAAATAGCGAAGATGCCCGAGAATCTCTGAAAGATAAATTTGATACGGCCGATGGTATGCGGGGCGACTGGGGATTTACAGACAATATCGGCACAAGATACTTTCCTAAAGATTTGTACGGTCTGCGACTTCAGGCATATCGAGACCATCCAGAAGAGAGTGCGCTTAAGTATTTTTGTCGCGGTTGCTGGACAGTTAAGCCTGAGTACGCGGAAGTTCCTCTGAAAGAACTTACAGAGGATATGGTTATTTTGACGTTCCCAGAAAGAACGTTCAAGATTCTTCGCCAGATACTTCTTAATAATGAAAGGACTTTTCGCTGTCAACAACTGAACGAACCGGCAGGCGAAGACAAAGACGGTGATTTTAGAGTCACGTTTGATGAAGATGCGCTTCGTAGACATCTATATCAGAAAGAAGCCGCCCCAAAAGTAGGCGACATCTATATTTGTTGGGATTGGGCTTTGACAGCCAATAAGCGGTCAGATTTCTCGGCCGGAGTGGTTGGGCGAGTCTATCAGAAAGAAGACGGACGATATGCTTTGGTTATTCTAGAAGTTATTTGCGATCAACTCTCTCAATCAGAATTAGTTCTCAATATAATCAATTTGAATAAAAAATGGAACCCAAAAAGAACCTTGATTGAGAACTCGAATGGGGCGGATTGGCTCAAAGCTGAGTTGCAAAGATTAGCCCCGGTATTCGGCGTCTCTCTTAATATCTTTTGGAAAAATCCGTCAACTCTGAGACACGCTAAACGAAACAGGATTAAAGGACTGGAAATTTTATTGAATGACGACAGGTTGTATTTCGTTGCGGGTAGTTGGATTGATCGAACTTTTTATCAAATGACAATGTACACCGGAGAAGATAAGAACAGAGGCCGGAAGGATGACATCCCCGACGCGATGAGTTATTTTCACACATCTTTCTTCCCCGTCACGTCAATGAACCAGAAAGACGCGGAAGAGGCAAAAGCCTTTCTGGAAGAAGAGAAAAAGAAATATCAGATTAAAGCAAACTATGACCGTATCTTCGGCCGTCCCCCAGATATATCCAACATCAATTTTGGCAGTGCCCCACCAGAAGATACCGGGTGGGTGCCAAAATGGCCTACGAAAAAATAAAGAAACCCGCTTAAGTCAGCTATTAGGGGGCTAGCCTCTTGATAGAATACTCCGGAATGCGGCGAGTTGCCAGCAATGGCAATATCTCTAGTTTCGGAAAATTCGCTTAGGCAAGGCCAGACTGTGAGCCGGACATACACAGCAGACTGCCTGCCGTGAGCAGGCGCAATTCACGGCAAATATTTTTAAAATCAAAAGAGAAAAATGAGCGAAGACCTTTCGGTAAGAGCGGCGGATTTATATCTAGTCCCCGACAGCCAAATAACAGAAGAAAATACCCATATAGACGTTGAAACTAACACGATGTCTTTTGAGGATGCCGCTGCGTTAAAACTAGTCCTGGATGACACGAGTACCGCAGATAATTATATTAATATTCAACAATGGGCATCAGGCTGGACATTAGCAGATACTCTCTATCAAAGTCCGGCCGCAGCATCAGCTTTTGATGGCAGTAACGTAGCCCAGGCCAACGTTCCTAAATTCCTAGTCAGCAATCACATTTCGTCTATTGTTCCTAAACTGATGGGTGGAATTTTTTATGAAGACCCCCCATTTTTGCTTCGTCCCCGTCCGGGCACGAAACAAGAGATTGTTCGAGCCAAGACTGCTTTATTTTCTTCTCAACTTTGGGATATGAAGTTTGAAGAAGAAGCCGAGCGAGCGCTTGACCAGATGGCATTGCTGGGAACCTGCATTATGAAATGGGGTTTTCTTGAACACCAAGTCAAGGCGAAGAGATATAAACGTAAAGCAGAAAAGACGGCAGTTCCGAATGTTTTGGGCGGTATGCCAGAACTTGTCGACACGCCAGATTCAGACGAACTCATAATTGAGTATGACGACCTTTTGATTTCTCGTCCTTGGATTAAATATTGTGATATTCGAACAGTTTTGGTTGACCCGAGTTGCCGCTACGGCGATATTCAGCGTGCCGGTTGGGTGGTTTATCGAGATTATGCGACTTATTCGGACCTAGACGCACTTCGTGGCATCGAAGGCTATGTTATTCCGAGCGAAGATGTCCTGAAATACATCTTTATGAACGGCGTGACATCTAGTCCTGACAATATATCCTTGACAATCCCGGAAGGGATGCTCGGGTATTTGCAGCATGCCATGCCTCGGAGTTATAAGACATCTGCGGACCCTTTGAAAGCTCCGATGGAAATTATGGAGCGCTGGGATAAAGAAAAGGTCATCGTTGTTTTATCCTTCAATGGTCACAACATTTTGATTCGGAATGAATCAAACCCATACGGAAAGATTCCATTCTTTTCTGCCAACTGGCGTAATATCCCGGATTGTTTTTATGGACAGGGGTTAGGAATATTAATTGGAAGCGAACAATTGGTTGAGCAAGGGGTTACGAACCTGGCACTTGATCTTTTGGCTTATGGTCTGCAGCCTACTGCTGTTCGTAAGCGTGGCTTCAATACTCCTACACAGAACACACGATGGAAGCAAGGCGGTATAATTGACGTTGACGAAGACGTCGATAAGTCATTTAAGTTTCTAACGATGCCCCCGGTCCCGGGCGAAGCTTGGAGTTTCATCTCCCAGGCTCAGTCAACCGCGGCGTCCACATCAGGCGCAAATGAGCAGGTTGTTCAGGGTGCGGGTTCTCCCGGCATCAAAACAACCGGTATGCGCTCAGGTACCGGAGCGGCTGCGGTCGTTCAAGCTAATGCTAGCCGTCTAGATGGTCCAGACGGTCGGTTCATTCGTCAGATATTCGTTCCCTGGTTGTACCAGATGGATGATTTCAACAATGATCTATTACCGACAAAGGTTCTTCGTCAGGTTCTTGGCGACACATTAGGCAAATTGGACGAAGCATCCAAGGTCGACCACATTGAATTTCGGCAAGCAAAGTTTGAATATGAAGTCCTAGCCGGAGCCCATCTTGGCGCTAAGAAAGAAATGGCCCAGGCACTTCCTATCATCATGCAGCTAATTAATAATCCGACGTTTGTAAGCAACGTCGAGAACGGTCATTATACGTTCGATGGCACAGCGATATTTAAAGCTTTCACAGACGCCGCCGGTTGGAAGTTTAGCCAAGACTTCTTGCGGCCAATGACGCCAGAAGAAGTCCAAAGACACGATGCTAATTCTCCTGCAGCAATGCAGCAGAGACAGTTGGCAGCGCAAAGTCAACAACAGGAACAAAAGTTCGAACAAGACAGGACGATGGAAGACCAGAAGCAGTTGGGCAAAGCCGGGGCAGAAGTTCTTCGGCAGAGTACTCAACACGCTTTAGATTCTGAATTGGAAAAAGGCGAACCAGGTAATGTAGGTTTTGGATCAGAAACAGGTTTGTAAATAATAGCAATACAATAGGAGTAAATAATGGCACAAAAAGAAATGCCTCTGCTTATAGATGGTTTAACCCTGCCTGAAAAAGTAGCGCTTGGGCAGACATCGTTAACGCCCGGATATCCAGTTTTGATTAAATTGATGAACGCGGCCTGCGAAGACTCAAGAGTGCTCATCAATGACGTCAATCCAGAAGACCCCGGATATGAACATGTACTCAAGGCCAGGCAGCAGTATTCTAGGGCTATAAACAAGTTCAGTTCTCTTGTTTTGCGGTCCGTTGAGTATCACAGGCAACATGGAATAGCAGAAGAGCAATCAAAAGAGCAAGAAGTTTTAGACGCGGCACGGCAACAATAGAGCAGCAATAATCCCTTCGGGGGCAAGACAATCTAATTTTACAGGAAAATATAATGAGTACAACACCTATTACTAGAGAACTTATTAAGCAGTGGTCAGAAAATCCCGAGCAGTTGAAGAAAGAGATGCGAGACCCGGCAAGATTGGCTGAAATCAACGCCTTTTTAGCTGGCCCAGAAATGGCTAGTATTGTCAGCGAACCTGTCCCAGAAGAAATTCCAGATTCTGTCGTGGAACAAGTTATCGCCGATCAAACGGTCGCCGACGCGGCAGAAGTCGCAGCCCAGGCAGAAGTGGACCGAATTGCCGCAGAGAAAGCACAAATGGACGCCGCAGTAAAAGCGGCAGAAGAAGAACAGAAAGCCGAGGCTTTTAGAGCCGCAGGTATTACAGCCCTGTATGATGAAAGCGGCAACATTACAAAACTTATCCAAGAGTATCAGGTAGCTGATGATTCTGGAAATCCTATCGGTAGGTCAACCCATCTGGAAGCGCATAGTTGGGTAGAGCTAGTTACAAAACAACGCGAAGCACACACGCAGGCAACCCGGGCGTTCAGTCGATTGAAGAATCAAAAGACAACATTTAAAGCGCCTGTTGCTCCTATCACTATTCCCGAAGTTCCGCTGATGTCAGATGCGGATAGGATTCAAGCAGCTTTAGATTTAAACAGCGATGACGAAACTGTTGTAGTCAAGGCTGATCGCAAACTTCGTGCCGATGACATCATGAGAGCACAGCGAAACGAAGCTATCCAAGCGGAAGAGAAGCGACAAAAACTAGCTTCTGAAGAATTCAAGTTAAGACATACAAACGATTTTAACCCTTGCCAGGCCAACGCGGCGATTCTCATAAACTATCTCAAGGAAAATAAACTTGAGTGGACTGTTGATAATCTAGAATTGGCTTTCGCAGCAACGGAACCGCAACTAGCGCCTAAAGAAGCGCCGGTTGCAGAAGTACCTGTACCAGCAGTTGTGGTTAATCCCCCGGCAGCGGTACCGACAGAGACAGTAGCACCAGTAATACCAGCCCAGCCAGCAGCGGTAATAGAACCGTCTGTTCCGGCAGTGGTTGCAGTAATACCGACAGCACCGGCTCCAGCGGCTAATCCGCAAGCCCCGGCGGCTCGTCCGGGAGTCAACGCAGGTTTAGTCCCAGGTCAACTGTCATCAGCACGACCTATCGGCACACCGGTTGGACTCACAATGAAACAAATCTGGAGTTGGAGTGGCGAACAAATGCGTAAAGAACGGTCAAATCCTGCCCGTCGCGCAGAAATAGATAAAACTATCGCCGCTTATAACAAGCTAAAAGCAGCCAGATAACCCAAGATTTAAAGTAGGATTTTATGAGTGGACCAAACCCCTCAGCAGCAAACGTTTCAAACGTCCTGACGGCTCAGGCGATCTTGTTCGATAAAGAACTGATCCCTAACCTGAAAGGCGAAACAGATGCATTCGTAGCTTGCGCAGAACGTCGCGTACAGCCGTTGCATGCCGGTATCAACCGCACCTTCTTCCAGTACAACACACTGGTAGGCGATGTGGCTCAGAATTCTGACGGAACCGTCGGTAACCCGGAGTTCATCACTCAGATCAGCGCTCCGGCGCAGGTCGGCGAGTGGAACAACTACACCAACTTCAGTTCGTTCAGTATCGCTTCCGCGATTGACGAATTGGTTGGCAACTCGGCCGTCGAACTTGGCTACCAAGCCGGTCAATCGATTTCCGAACTGTACAGCGCCGTGGCTGATTCTGCCTCGACTGTTGACAGCAACGTTAACCAGAGCGCATTGCTCTCCACGCCTTTCACTCTTGATTTGGCCACGATTCGTGAACTGAAGCAGCAGCTAGTTTCAGAAGACGTTCTGCCTTGCAAGAAAGGAAAGTTCATGGGCGCAATCAGCCCGAACGTGTTGGGAGATATTTTCAACGCAACGACAGTGAACAACTCAATCGTTGATCTTTGGAAGTATAACAACATGGAGAAGTTCGACAAGATGGCTGGCGCAGACCAGACCATGGAAATCGAACTTCCAGGTACCAACATTGTGCTTCGTCAGACTCCGTTCGTGACGAAGACTTCGAACTACCTGGGTTCCGGAAAGATCGCTTACAGAACATACGTGTTCGGTAACTACGCTCTTATCGGCGTCTGGCTCGAAGTTCCTGGCGACACGGACCTTGACGAAGGCGATTGGCGCACGATTGAATGTCGCGTTGTAACTGACGCGCCTCCTTCGAGCTTTGATCCTACCGCCACAATCGGCGGTTGGTCAAGTTACAAATTCCAT